CATTTCATTAGCAGCTTTCATTTCAGGCGCTACATTAACCTTTTTTGTTTCTTTTTTTGCCATGATATAATATAATAAAAAATTAATAAAAAAACTACCCTACCCGAAGGCAGGGTAGCTTAAAGTAATCTACTTCATTAACATAAAGTTGTTAGCACCTTGAGTAACTAAACATCTTTCTGATAAAAAGTGTAGTTGCATTGCATCTAAAGCAGATGTAGCAGCTCCTACAGATCCTGTAACCCAAGACTTCATTCTTCGGTTGTCAGTTTGTGAAGCACGGAAACGTACGTGTAAGAACGGACGCTTGATTGAAGCTCCAACAGTCTGATCATATACAGATGAAGAACCAGCAGGAATAAACATTCCTCTAATAGCTCCAGCAGCATAAGCATCGTTGATTGATCCACGAGTAGCTTTATCGTTTAGGTAACGCATGTCAGACTTATAGAAGTCATAAGAACCTCTTCTAAATCCAGAGAAACCTAAGTTTAAAGCCATATCTTCAGAGTTATCAAATACACCGTAAGATGTACCACCAGCACCGTAAGAGTTCATAGAAGCTAACATATCGTCGATAGCTAGAGACGTAGCTCTATTTACAAACATCATGTTTTCTTCAATAGCACCTTGCTTGTCAAATTCAGCTAAGATAGCGTCAAATTCAGCTAAGTCAGTAGCAGCGTTAACACCAGTAATACCAGTAGTAACATTACCTCTTTCTTCGATAGCGTTGAATAATCCTTGAGTACCAGTAACATCTCCTGAGTTTAAACCGTAAAGATGATCGTCAGTTACGTCAGCTACACCACCAGTATAACCACCAGCAGCTCCACCTTTTACAGACTCTAACATAGACATTTCTAAGTAGTCGTTAAAACGAGCTCTTGTATCAGACTCAGCTTTTAGATACCATAAGTAACCGCCTTGTCCACCTTCAGTAGAAACCTCTACCCAACCAATACGAGATGCATCAGAACCTGACACTTCGTAGTAGTCTTTCATGATAATAGGCTTATTAGAAAAAGACTTGAAAGAAGGCTCATTAGCTCCTCTTGAAGAACCACCATCGTAGTTGTCGCCTTTCTTAAACTCAGAACCATAAACTAATATAGTAACTGAATTTGCACCTTGTGATGCATCAAAAGTAACGTCTAAGTTAGCTTCACCGTAAGGCGCGCATGTAACAGCAGCGCCAGCTACAGCAGTAACTAAAGCTTTAACAGTACCTTGAGAGCTAGCTATAACAACAGTATCGTTTTTGCGAATACCGTGGTTTGCACCAGCAGCTACGCCATCAATATCATTACCGATTGTTACTACACCACCACCAGTAGTAGCGTCTGTAATTTCACCTGTATAAGATAAGTGTAAACGTCCTTGCTCAGACCATACAACTTGATCAGCTGTCATAGCCTCTTCAGCACCTATTTTTGAAAGAAATCCTGAAATAGTTCTCGGTCCGAAAACTTCAGCTTCTTTTTCCATAAGGTCTGGTAAATATTGTTGCGCCCAGTCATTTGCACCAGACGTAAAATCTAGATAGTTATTAGATAGCGTTTGCTTTCTTGAAGAAGGAACGCTATTTAAACTACCACCTGCATTAATTGCCATAATAAATATTTTTAAGTGTTAATTATTTTTTAATTTTAAATTTAAAATCAGAAGAATTATCACCTAACACTCTTACTTTCATTTTACTAGTATTAACGTCACCACCAAATTGCTGGCGAGGACTCATGCTAACGTTTTTAGCTTTAGCAACGCTCTGCTTTAAAGCATCTGCTTTGCCTTGCTCGTAAAAGTGCTGTGCAATTGCATCAGCGTTCATAGCTGTAAAAATACTTTTGTGATAACCCTTAGCATCTGATATTACATTATCTTCATTCAAAAACTTTTTGACAAAGTTGTTAATATCGCTTTGAGTTTCTTTAACACCGTCTACGTTCTTAACGTTATATCTAAACTTCTTGTCGCCAACGTTATATTCAAATCCTTTGAATTTTTCGTTAAACAAGTTGTTAGTTTTGTTCATAAACGCGCTGTGTTGTTTCTCAGCTACTTTTCTGTTGTCTTCCGACTCTTTGTTATATCGATTAAAAAAGTCCATTGCCTTTTGATATTCATCGTTAGGCGCTTGACGCATTTTAATCTCATCGTAATATGTGGATTTTACACTTTCCAAGTGGTTCTTTGCTTGAGCAACTTGCTCCTTCAAAGCTAATTTTTTTCTTCTTATATCTCTATCATCATCTAACTCTTCGTCAAAAGAAAATTGATCTTCCATCATAAAGTCTATTTCTTCTGCGTTTAGATGAGGTTTAGTTTGCTTATAGTATTCTTTTAACAGTGTTAAATTATCTAAGTCAGAGTAATCTCTGTTTAGCTTAACGTAGTCTTCTATATCACCACCTGTATCGTTCATAAAGTCAACTAACTTTTGAACGTTTTCTGGTAATGGTTTTCCAGTCTCTTTAGCTTCAGCTATAGCCTCTTCTACTTCTTCTGTAACTTGCTCAACTTCTTCTTTTACTTCTTCTTCAGTTACTTCTTCTAGTACTGTGTCTTGTGTTTCGGCCTCCGGCTGTACTTCTTCTTGTTCCGGTGTGGCGTCGGCACTTTCATCGCTTCCAACCACTCCTGTGTTGTCAGCTGAGCCATCTGCAGCTTCTGTTGTTTCTTCTGGGTTTTCATCTTCAATTGGTTTGTCTAAGTTTACCTTAATAACGCTGTCATCGCCAGCACTTTCAAATACACTTTCATCAACTGTTTCTACAGTTTCTTGTGTAGTCTCATCGACTACTTGTTCATTTTTTTCTTCTTCCATAATAAAATATTATATAATTAGTAAAATTACCTAGGCTCAAACGAACCTAAATCAAATCCACTTCCAATAGTATCATTACCTGATGATTCAAAGTTTTTAGGTGGTTTGCCCGTCTTTCTTTGATCTATAAGCTCTGATTGTTGTGAAGCTTGTATTTTAGTTCTTTTATCTTTACGATCTTCTTTAGTAGATTCTCTACTTAATATGTTTTGCATATCCATCTGTCTAAGCTGCATGTTATATTGAAACTCTTGAGCCATAAGCTGAGATTTAATTTGCGCTTCAGCTTGTAGCTTTTGAGCGTCCATTTGAGCTTCTACTTGCTTAGTTTGCATTTTAGCTTGCTCTAGCGCTTGTTGTTTTTGTACTTCTAGCTGAGCAGCTGCTTGTTGTTGTTGAGTGTTAGCTTGTGCTTGAGCTTGTATGTTTTGCTGTTGCATCTGCTGATCTCTTTGTAGCTTCTTTTTTCTTCTAATTTTAAGAAGTTGATTAGCCAGCTTAACGTTTTTAATGTCTCGCAAGTCTATAGCATCTTCTAAATCTATGCTTTGCTGAGCTAAAGCTTGTTGTATATTGTTTTCTAATATAGCTTGCTCTTCTTCATCAGGCATAAGCTCTAAGAATATGCCAAAATCATACAGATGTAAGTTTGACATCTCTTCAAGCGTAGCAACATTATGCACGCCAATGCTTTGAATAAAAGCATCTTTTGTAGGAGAATATTCTATGATGTCAGATATTCTTAATGACAGTTGCTCTGCGACTTCAGCTGTTAAGAATAAACCTGAATCAAGTATATGTCTAGTCGCTGTATTAGAGTTTGCTGCCGCCAGTTTTTGTACGCCAAGCAAAGCTCTTTCGTCAGGCGTACTACCGTCACGAGCTTCGTTAAGCCCGGTTACGTCGCGTATCATTTGTAAGTAATAGTTATAATTACCTATTAGTGCTTGTATCTTGTTACCACCAGATCCAGAAGTAATTTCTTGAATAGGTACTTTACCAGGATTCATATCGCCCTCAGAAGTAAATGATCTACCAATAACACTACCTGTTTGGAAGAACATGTTTAAAGCTTCTTGTGGACTGTAGTTCGTTCCATTACCTAAGTCTATTTCAGCTAAACCATCAGCGTCTAAATAAACTCCGTCTGGAACCATACGCGACATTACTTGCTGAAGTTTCAAGTGTGTCAGTTGTATCATATCAGCAAATCCTGTAATACGTTTTACTAAAGATTCTATTCTACCTTTATACATACGAGGAGCTACTATATTGTAGTTCATTTTAACTTTAGTAAAATCACTTTTTGGCCTCATCATATTTTTAGCCATCTGCCATTTTAACAACTTCTTTGTGCCAAGAACCATAGCGCCTTCATATAAACACTCTATTGATCTTTGTAGCTTACTGTAATCAGTAGCTTCTTTTGGCGGATCAAACGTGTCGTCTTTTTCAATAAGCTTACTAGCACCAGAACCTGTTTCTTTTACTTTGTAAACCTCGTTCATATATGTTTTATAGTTGAAATATAAAACTTGAACTTTATTTTTGTCTGTATCTTCGTAACCTACGCCGCTATACTGGCTGTTAGACTTTTGCACATCAGCACTATTCTGTATCTCTTCTAAATCTTCGTGAGTTAAGTGTGGAAACTCTTTGGCTAACTCGTTAATAGGTATAGTCTTTACTTCTCCAACGTAATACAAATCATCAAAGTAAGGTGAATCAGTGTAAGAGTAAACTATATCCGCAGGATCTACGTATTTTATTGTAACTCCTTCTGAAGTGTTAAAATCTGTTTTCACAGCAGCGATACCAAGTACAGTTAAATCGTAGTAAAGCTGTTTTTTAATTAAATCGTAATTATTGCCATCAAGTAAAACATTTATAGCTTGCTCTTCCGCTAATTCTACAGCTTGCTTATAAGTTAACTGCATGTGCAACTCTAGTTCTTCTTGAGTTTCAGGTAATGTAGCTGGATCGTTTTGATAAAGGTTTATACCAAACTCTTCAGCCGCAAAGTCATTCATCTCTTTAGTAGCCATATCTCCAAGTACACTTTCCATGTACTCTGTTCGTTTAGCTACACCGTATGGATCTTGAGAATATGCCTTAATGTCAAAGGATCTATTAGAAAGTCCATTTACAACTATATCTACAAACTTAGGGATAATAGGCACGGGTGTCCAATCAAGGTTTAAGTAGCTTAAGTCACCATTTATAGAAAGTTCGTCTTTATACTTTTGTATAGACTGCTCTCCTCTAGCGTATAACCTTAAGTTATGATAGTTGTTAAAATTGTTTTGATACCTATTGTGGTTTCTATCGTTGTTAAACCACTCTGTTTCGATTGCTTTAGCAACCTTTAAACCGTAGTCATAGCTTAGCTTTTCAGCATCACTAACTACTTGACTTGGAAAATAACTCTTTATAACAGACTCTGCCATACTTTTATTTTATTATTTTTGATATTCCACCTTGGTTAGAATATTTAGATATATTTATGTTTACTTGCGGTCTTTTAATATCCGCGTGTGGTCTGTAAAGGTGACGATTGCAAGCCATTATAGCTAAACCAGAGCTTATAGCGGCATCAAACTTAGTTCTTTTGTTTATATCAAACTTAGCCCAATCATTTAAAGTTCTATTAAAATATATGTTACCATACACTCCTTCTTCTAAGTGACCTACGTGATCATTGATATACATTTCTATAGCTGCAGCGTGAGCTTGCTTTATATCTTCGCTAGAGTTAGGTATACCACCTATTTCTTTTTCAGCAGTACTTAGCTTATTCCAAACTTTATCTGGTCTATTCATACTAAAACCTCTATAGCCTCTTCGCTTAAAGTAGTAAAGTAATCTTGGTTTGTTATTTTCTGCTAACAATGGCATACCGTAAAATATGCAAGCCATTAGTATATCTTCAAAAAATATTTCTGCGGTTTGTGGTCTAGCAATATATTCTAAAAAGAAATGGTTTGGCGGAGCGTCTTCCATACTAAACTTTGTTAGTCCATGAAGAGATCCGTTGGATCCTCTACCATCAACAGTACCACTAATATCATAACTATCGCAGCCAAAGGCGCCCATATGCTCGTTACCAGGGTACTTAATACCATTTTTTATTATTACATTGTTTTGAAGTCTAGGCTGAGGCGTCCAGCTTATGTTAAACCTTCCTTTTGGGTCAGGATTAAAAACTACGGCCGTATCTTTAACTCCATTTACCCACTGAAAATTACCAGTGTTGTAAACAGCGCTATTTCCTATTCCTTCATTATAATCTATTTGCTCGTATATTTTAACTAAATTAAATATACTGTTTTTTGTTTCATCTCTAAACGCATGCTCTTCTGTTCTAGGAAACTGCCTATAAAACTCATTTAATGCGTCTTGGTCTTCTTTTAAACCTTCTACTTCGTTGTTCCAATTATCTATAACGCCTACGTCTATTAATTCACCGTCTGGTCCATGAACATCTCGTCCTGGAGTAATGAAGACAGGTCGTCCATATTCGTCAATAAATCCTTCAAAGTTCCACTCCATTGGAATAAACAAAGCATATAAACCAGATTTTGTTTGACCATTTTTATTTCTTCGAGTTACATCACTATCATTATACAATCTTTTGAAGTTGTCACCACCTTTGTCTAAAGCATTAGATGTTGATCCCATCATACACTTACCAATAATTCTACTACCTAATCTAAGACAAGTTTTTGTAACCCGCCAGTTGTTTAGTATATTATCTGGTCTTTCCCACTTACCACTTTCATCATGAACCAGCAGTGATAATTTTTCACCATCATAACTGTTGTCACCAGTGTTTTTCCAATCAATCGTCGTATCTAAACCTTTTATCTCTTCTAGCTTTTCATTAACCTCTATTTTTTTACGAGTAAACTTACTCGCTGGTACACGATACGCTAGCTCAGACTTTGGTCTGTCCATACCATCTTGAATAGGTTTAAAGAAAAAAGGATAATTTATTGATATAGGCACAACCTTGTCAGTAAACATCTTTTTAGCATCACCACCACTCTTGGATAGTATTCCATATCTACTATCACTCGATATTGTAGCTAAGTTAACGGTTTCAGCAGAGCTCATAAAAGAAAACCCAGAACGTCTATTTTTAAGATAACACATGCCGTAACATCTTTTGTCAGCCTTACAAGCCTCCCAAAATATAAAAAACAATCTATTAGCTTCGCGGAAGTCTGGAGCACCTACATCTATCTTGCTCCATTGGAGGTACATATAGTGAGTTCCTGTAATATAAGTTGGAACGCTAGCATTCTCAAACCAGAAACCTTCGTCACGCCTTTTGAATTCTTCATCTATATAATCGTACCATTGTTCTTTTTGTTCGTCTGGATATGCTTTCCAGTCAAATATAGTTTTAATCTTATCTAACAGCTTTGGTTTGTCTAACTGCTTCCACTTATTTTGCTCGTTGCTATGTACTTTTTTAGGTTGCTTAGGTAAAGCTATTTGCAAGCCTTGTATTTCATACACATCACCTATTTGGCCAGTTTTAGATATAACTACAATATCATGTTCTTTATTGTAGCCGTAATCCCATTTCTTACCTTTATTAAGTCTACTTAAAGTAGTTTTTTTAACAGGTTCAACTATTTTATATAGCGTTTGCTCGTAGCTCATTTAGATCTTCCTTCAGCAAAACCTTTAAACACTCTTTCTTCTTTCTTTTCTGGCTCTTTACCTTCTAATAAGTTTTCTTCTTCTTGAATACGGTTTAGTATTTCAAAAGCGTCAAATATAGCTAGCTTTTTAGTAGCAGCAGCATTTTTAAGCCTATCAGCCGTAATATCATCACCACTATCAACAATAGCTTCTTTAGCTACTTTAATAAGCTCTTCAACTGCTCTATGCCCAGCTTGGATTATACTCTTCTTCGTCTCCTTGATATTCATACTTAACTGTAATAAACTTATTATAGACTCTATAAAGCTTTTGGCCTTCTATTATAAACTCGTAAGTAGAGAAAGGCGTGAAACCTACGAGCTCTCCAATACTATTAACTCCGTCTGTATATTTTACAATGCCAACACAACTTTGTTCTACTTCTTGATTTAGCTTGTCTTTTTGCTTAATAGGCTTTACAAAGCAAAAACCATCAACAGCTTTCCATTTATCTTTTGACTTGTATAAAAACACTTGATCTAAACTAACTACGTAAGTGTTTTCGTCAATAAAAGCCTTACTGTTTTTTTCTTCACCTTTAGCGTTGTACCATCTTCTAAACACGTTATGATGTACTATTACAGTATCACCAACTTTAATCTTAGTGTCAAATGCTGTAGGAACAGCTTTTATTATAGCTTCTCTATTAACAAACTCGTGGTTTTGTATTTCAGAGTTTAAAATTAAATCTTTATCCTCTACCTTAGCGGTGTTGTTGTATCTACTACCTTTAGGCTCGATAATAAAATTAAAAGGTGTTTTCACTAATACTCTAGATTATACTCAATAGATATAGCCATATTCTTATTAAAATCCTTCCACGGTAATACATCTTTATTTTTCTTGATGTATATAGAGTACTTGTCGTCTTCTTCTATAATGTCACAAATAGTATGACCACCATACACATCCTGTCCAACAGAATAGTGCATGGCGTCAATTTTGTAGTCTTTACCAATTGTTATTTTACGAATCAGCTTGCTCATCTTCTGGGTATTTAATGTCTCCAGTGTTAATATCAATGTCGACTTTACCGTACTCTTCTTCTAAAGTAGCGTTAAGCTCAGATAGCTTTTTATTGATATTGTCAAGCTCGTGAAGTAGCATGTGCTTCCTAGCGGCTATGTTACCTACTTCTAACTTGATTTGATTTGATGCGTTTATAACGCTTTGAACTTCTTTTAGTTGCTCATCATTAATTTTGCTTGGCCTAAGGTCTTTAACCTTTGCCGTCTTTCTTTTTGCCATAATTTAATTTAATTTAATTGTTTATTAAAATTTATAATCCGCGTAGTCTAGACCCATAAAAGCGTGGACGCCATTATCTTCTATTTCTACTGCGTAATCAGCCCACCCGTTAGGGTGAGTGTAATCTAAAGTTTCAGCTTCTGCATCAACAGGTTCTAAACCTTTCCATAATACATCAACGTGATACATTACAGAATTTATTGGCGCTTCAACCTCATTACCTTCTTCATCATAATCACCTGGAGTTATAGTAATGTTACCTAACTCAATAACAACGTGCTTATGATTATCTTCTAAAGCGTTTATTTTACTTTTAGCTGTAGATTCGTTTGTAAATTCGTACTTACCTATCTTATTCATTAGCTTGTTAAATTGATTAAGGCTTCCTGTTTTAGTATTCTATCAAATACTGCTATTGCTTTGACTTTGCCTCTAAAATTATTACTTCCAGAGCCGTCGGAAAAATCTAAGGTGTTTAAAGCAGAGCTAAAATCAAATGTAAATTGTTCAAAGTTAGTATTAGCTTCTGTTACTTCACGGCCGTTAACAAACAAAACATTTTTGCCAGACATATAGCCTATAGCTATTTTATTGAAAGAAGCTAAATCAGTACCAGAAGAATTATCTAAAGCAACTCTTTCTTCAAATTCTGTTGAACTTTTAACTATAGCTACTTTTATGTCACCTTCGCTTCCACTAGCAGCGCTAGAAAATATAACAATTCTTTTATCAGTAGTACCATCACTTATTGAAATCTGACTACCAACAGCTTTATCTTCCTCTGATAGAGTAGCTATTTCTGCATATAACACACCCTGTGTACTATTTATTAATGTACTATTACCACTACCTGTTAGTGTTTCTGTTGCTCTTGTAACTGTACTACCCGTTAGTGTTGGTATGTACGATGTAGCGTAGGATAAGGCTTCAGCTTGTGCGCCCCATATGTAAATGTCAGTAATATAAGTATCACCACTATTTACTAATGTTAATTGATTACCAAAACCTACTGCATCAAATCTTTGCCATTCGCTAGTGGTAATTTTTCTAGTGGTATTAGTTCCATCATATAAATCAAATTCATTATTACTTGCATCGGCATATTTTGCATATATTGATAAAGTAACAGGGTTATTATATGTAAATAATGGACTTTGTATGTATGTATTAAAAGTAGCAGGGTTTGTTAATCTATAAACTCCTAAGCTACCATCAGGTGCAACCACATCACTTTCATAAGTTAAAGTTGAGTTAATACCTAAAGTCCATTGACTAAAATCCTCACTATAAGTAACTAGATTAGTAGAAGTAGGCTCTAACAACCAATGCCCATTCTCTCCATTACTATCATAGTTTATTCTAGCTAAATCTACATCTTCACTAAATGTAATATCTTTTATTGATACGTTGTCTATTGATATATCTGTTGCACCACTAAATCTTGCAATATCTAGTAAAGTTCCATTAGCTTCAAAGTTATATTCATAGCTTCCTACACCACTAAGAGATGCTTCTATTTCACCACCACCACTTGTATAACCTATTTTTATTGAACCTTGTGTAGAATCTACTATATCAAAGTTTAATCTGTATGTTCTTCCTGATGTTAAGATTGTTTGTCTTAATGCAGAAAAATCACCTGTGCTATATATAACTCCTTTGCCACTATCTATATAAGATTCTCCTTGTAAACTCCACCTATCGTTAGGGTCAACTTGTTGTACTGATAGTAAATTTGTTTCTACATAATCTTCGCCTGTTGGAACAGGTATTGTTACTAAAAAACCAATATAAGTAGTAGTTGCAGTTGCAACAAAATATGCACTTGTAGTTAAAGTTAAATCATCTGTTGTTACATCTTGATAAATAGCAGGAGATAAATTTGCAGTATTACTAACTCTCATAATAAGCGAACCACTAGAGTTGTTTCTTGCACCAAATGAGTTTATTTTATATGTTTTACCAATCACAGTTGTTATAGCAGTAGATATTCCAAAAGTATCATCTGTTCCTGTTGTTGCTCTTACAGTATCTCCAACAACAGATAAAACAGAATTTGACCTTGCGTTAATCCAATTATCTGTGCTGCTAGTAGATGTAACCAATTCATCACCCAACTCCTCAAAATCACCATTAAGTACTAATTCAGGGTCAGTAATACTCTGCATATCTTGTACTAAACCATCAGAGTTTATTCTTGTAGCACTACTTGCTCTATCGAAGTCAAAGTCTGCTGTTGCTTGAACTGTTATGTCATTCCAATACGCATACTTACCAATCCCTATACCACTTATTAAAGTTATATAGATAGTCGTCTCGCTTGGAGAAATCCTTATCGTTCTTTTACCTGTGCTAGTAAAATTGGCTTCGCTGTGATAATTTGTTGTATTTATACTATTACCAATTCTTATGTAGTTAGATGATGAAGTTCCTGAGTCAACTAAATTGTATGTTATTATATAATCTTTGCCTGTTTCTACTGTAATTGGTATATGCGTATAACCATAAGCTCCTGATGTGTCAGTTAATTTTAAATATCCGTTTTCATTGACAATTGTACCTGAGCTGTTAACAATAGTCCAACTATCAGCTTCACCTGAGTTAGGTATTAAATTTTTACCGTAGTCAGGCAAAGATGGTTTTACGCAATGTACCCTTGCATCAGAATATGCAGTAGGTGTAAGTAGTATAGATGCTTTGTCTAGCAACTCGTAGTTGTCTATTTCTTGAATAGTGTCTTTTGAGCCTTGATTATTTTCGTAATAAGTAGATCTTTCTCTTAGTTTGGCTAATAGCTTAGCCGCTAGAGACCTTAAGGCACTAGCTTTATGTGAACCTAGTCCTAGCCCTAACATTACTTACCGAAATAATAAATTACGCTTCCTGATGATAACGTAGCCGCTGTCCATCGACCAAATACAGTCATACCAGCAGGGAAAGTTATTGAACTTGTAATAGCATCTGCGTTAGCGCCGTTTTGAGCTACTTGAGTGGCTGTGCCAGTAAAAGCAACGTCGTCCGCGTTGGTTGCGTCAGCTGTTAGTGTAGTAAAAGCAGAATCAGCTACAAATTGTATACCGATTATAACTTTTCCAGTTGGAGGGGTAAAAGCGCCTGTGTCTGCTACAAATCCGCTGCCTAGCTGTCCAAAGCCGTAGCTTACTTCTGTTGAATTAATTCCCATTTTATTTTTTTATTTTTTCGTATGAGCGTCCACCAAAATAGGCGCCTATCACTGTTATTAATACTAATTGTAAAAGATCAACCCACTTATCCTCTACTGTAAACATAATCACACCTGCATCAATAAAAATTAGCAGTGTTGTGCATATTACTAACCAAGCTAACACTAGCGGGCGTATAGATTTACTAAGCCATGAGTCAGACTGCATGTCTGATTTCCACCTAGCTGTTACTTCTTCTTGCATTTTAGCTTCACTATCTAAAAGCATCTGCTTTATTTTAGCTTTAGCTTCATCACGTTCTTTGTCTGTGGTGATAACTTTGTCGAGTATACCCTCTGCATTATCTAATACTTTGCCTAAAAGCCCACTCATTAAATTCTGTACCATATTAATGTTCGTTTCCGTTATTAGCGTCATTCTCCCAAGGAAAACCGCCGTCACCAGCTTCTTTCCACTGCCCATCAACATTAATCATATCTTTTCCGTTGATAGTTTGACGCATAAACGTTTCACCGTTGTATTTTATATAATCATCACCATAAGCAAGCTTACCTACTTTCATGTCTGTAGCGTGTCTCATTTCATGGTTGATAACTTGTCTTTCTTCAGCGCTGCCAGGAACTAACTTGTCGCTAATGTATATAGAACCATCCATATTAGCTTCGCCTAGTATTCCTTCGCCTAAATCTTTTCTTATAACAGGGGTGCCTGGAACTGAAGCTTGTGGATCTCCACCTTCTTTACCAAACCTATGTTTTTTGATTATTCTGCCATTGACAGCAATATCTCTTGTGCCTCTACCTAGTTTGAACCCCATTATCTATCTTTATCTTTTATCATATCGTCTATAGCCTTGTTAAAGACTTTATCTGTATATGTTTTGTTATTGTAAAATACGCTTCTTTCAGATGTTGGCATATCTTCTTCGCCAAGTAGTATCCTGTATATTCTACTTATTAACTGCTGACATTTAAACGATGTTTTAAATACTGAGTATTTTATAGTCGTTCTATTCCTGTGTCTCCACACTTCAATCCAGCCTAGCTTTCTTAGTTTATCCCACCGAGTCTTATCCCAGCTCATGGTATAAGTACCATCAATAAATTCTTGTCTTGTAAACCGTTTTTGACAATCTAAAAATATTAGAAGTTCAAGATCGGCATCTGTTAACCCGTAAGTCTTACAAGCCCACTTTCTAGTGAGCCTGTAATACTTTAGGATTTGTAATTCACGTAAATCGTGACTAGTTAATCTCACTTATTACACTTCGTCTTCAGTGACTGTAACAGTTGTAATTCCAGCTACTAGATATTCATCTGCAGCATCATCAGCAACAACAACTAATTTTTGGTGAAACTTTGCCATTGGAGCTAAAGCTGTAGCTAAAACTTTAAGAACGTTTTCTGACTCTCCGTCAGCACATCCTAAAACTATTTTTTGCTTATTAGTGCCGTTAGTAATAATGTTCACTACTTGATCACCAGCGTATATCATTTCGATTGCGCCTGGTCTAAGAGCAGCAGCTTTCTCATCAGTTGCTGATCTAAAAAATAATAATGGTCCCATTTTTTAAATTTTTAAGGATTAATAAATAATTTGTTTGTCGTTTTGAGTTTTAAGTTTATTGTTTGCGGTTTAGGTTTAATCAATTAATACGACGTCTTTCTGTTGAATAACACCGTAAAAATTATCTTTATGCTGAACTCCATGTCCTGCATGTCTATCGTAATAAACTATATCACCTTCTACTATGCCTTCTACATAGTTTCCAATAGATATAACTTTTGCTTTTAAATATCTATTATCCTCGTTGAGTTCATCAGTAAGGATTAATCCACCGACTTTCTTTTCTTGTTGTTTTATCGGGTCTATGATTATGTATTGATTAACTGCTTTCATTTACTCGAATATTTGAAATTACACAATCAGCAGATATAATAGTAGTTACAACAGATACAGCATTTTTAAGAGCTGACTTAGTTACAAGCACAGGATCAATAACTCCAGCTTTCACCATGTCTACTTCTTGTCCTGTAGTAACATCTACGCCTACTCCTTCTTTGTCAGGATAATCTACTACTTCGAAGCCTGCGTTATACATTATAGTTTTAAAAGGCGCTTCTATAGATTTAAGTAGTATCTCTTCACCTACGTTAGTAGGTTCGATTTTTTTAGAAGCGTTAAGGAGGGCAATACCACCTCCTGGCACTATACCTTCTTTCAAAGCCGCTTTAGTCGCGTATATTGCGTCTTCAACCCTATCTTTCTTTTCTTTGAGCTCGACTTTAGAGTCAGCACCCACTTTGATGATACCAACTGAACCCGATAACATAGACAGTCTTTCTTCCAGCTTTTTCTTAAAGAAACTATTTTTCTCGTCCGCAACAAGCTTTGCGACTTGGTCGATTCTTTCACTAATATCATTTTCTAATTCTAAAGTTGTTATAACAGTGTTATTATCATCTGTAGTCGCATATTCTGCTTCTCCTAGTATATCTAAGCTAATACCATCTAAGTCATCTCCTAGCTCTTCATTTACAACCTTAGCGCCTGTTAACACAGCTAGATCTTCGCAAGTATCTTTTTTAGTAGGACCAAAGCCTGGTAAGTCAATAATATTAACTTTAATGTTGCCTTTAACCTTGTTCATGAGCAGCGCCGATTTTACTTGTTGTGATACTGGCGCTACAATGAGTAAAGATCGGTTGTTTTTGATTACATATTCTAATATACCTTGTATTTTACGTACGTTAGGTATTTCAGACATGCATATCAATATAAGAGGATTATCTAAATCAGCTTTTTGCTTTTCAGTCGCTGTAGAAAAGTGAGGAGAAGTTAAAGGTGAGTCAAATTGCACGCCGTCTACGATTTCTACGTAAGTTTCTTCAGTATCTGACGTCTCCATAAGTACTACACCGTCTTTTCCAACAGCAGTATACGCTTTAGCGATGATAGAACCTAGCTCAACGTCGTTATTACACGAAATAGCAGCCACGTTATTTAACATGTCATCGTTTACGTCAATTTTAACAGTATCTAAGTACTCGTTAACCTTGATAATACCAGAGTTGATGCCGTTTTTAACATCTCTCAGCGTACTTTCGCCAAATTTAGTGGAATTTACTGTCTTTAGCAGTGATTCTGCAAGTACAGTTGCGGTTGTAGTGCCGTCACCCGCCTCTCTAACAGTGTTTCGAGCTGCTTCTTTGAGTAATGTGGCACCCATGTTCTCAACCGGATCATATAAGACTACGCTTTCTGCCACGGTTACACCGTCTTTTGTTATGACCGGGTTGCCTCTGGCGTCTTCATATATAACGCACTTGCCAGAAGCGCCCAGAGTAGACTTTACAGCAGAAGCTAACTTGTCTACTCCGGCGATAATCTTCTTTTTTGCGTCATCGCCAAAGTTTAAATCTTTGACAATTTCGCTAGGTAAATTGTAATCCATTTTATTTAATTTAATTTAATTTGTTGAGTTTATTTTTTGAAGGTCTTTACGACTTTCGGTCCTTTGGTAGCTTCTAACTTCTTAGAAAAATGGTCGATGCTTCCATCAATTGCTGACTCTGCGCCTTCCATTGTTTCTCGACGCGTAACATCGTGCCACGAATCGTTTTTAGGGTTAGATACTTCGGTTTGATAATAACCATTAGGCAACTGTGTTATTCTCCAGTTCTCTTTGTTAGCTAAGTGCTCCCACTCTGCTTTGGTTTTATCGTTTACTTTTTGTTGACCACCTGTTGTTGAGGTAGTCTGGTAATATAGGTACGTCATTTTAGTTTGGTTTTAGGTTAATAACGTGGTTAACGGTCTTTCCGTTAAATTTATCCTCTACAAGACGGGCAAATTGTTTTGCATCCTGTACAAGGCTTATTGCTTTTGTTTCTTTTATTTTTATACATCTTAGCAGGTGATTCTTTACCATACATTTTAGTTGGTGCACCTTTGCCACCATCTGCTTTACTAGCATGTACAGCTTTACGTTGTGCGTCTGATGCATACTTTTTAGCTGGTGAAGCTAAGATCTTTGCTTTTAATTCTTCTGGTAGCCTGTGTTGATTACCTTTTAGAGCTTTTAGTATAGGAGACTTTGGAGTCATCTTATAACAGCTTCTTTTTTGTGCTGGGCTTTTCTTACCGTACATGTCTTTTATTATTTACGTTCTCCGTGCTTCCACACGTTTCTATTATTTTTAGTACTCATTTTCACAACAGATCCATCTGACTTGTGATGTAGATCATATTCAGATGACTGACCTATTCTTTGGTTCTCTGCTTTACGTGCTCTACGCTTAGGAGTCATAGCCGCAGCTTTGTCTCTACGCTTCTTAGCAGCCGCCGCTTTAGGCGATAGCTTTTGCTTTAGTTTTATTGGCGAACCTTTCATAGTAACATAATTACATAGTAGCAATAATATTTAAAAAGTGTGACACTTGCCTGTTACTAAAGAAACCTTAATAGGCTATTGTCACTATAAAAAACATATTGTAAATATTGGGGTATAGTGTAGCCCCCACCCCCTAGGCAGGCCCCGCCTAAATGGAAAGCGCTTTTTTTTAGGCCACCGGCCGCTTGCACGATTTCGTTTAGCGAAACGTTTTCGCGTTTACGCGTAAATGTATAGCATTTCACAAACTAGCGTAGAGATATTCCAGATAATATATTTGTAAGTTTTGTTAAGAGTGTGGCAAACACACAACACTAAAACGATACAACACAGATAATATAATTGTAAACTAAATAACTAAAATTAAATATTATGTCAAACATTACTACAAAAAGATTTGTTATGCGCAAGTCACTAATCGGAACTAACACAATCATTACATTTACTAACAAGAAAGAGCAAACGTATACATACGACCACGATGCAGTATACTCAGCTAATCAAGAAAAGTTAGAAGGTATGGACTGCTGGCACAAGTACGGTAACTATACTAACTCTAGTAACCTACCAACGTGGGCACGTGAACATCAGGTGGAGACTAAATAGTCTTCATTTGATTAATCACTAACCTACAAACTGTACAACATGCATATACTAGAAACTGTTATCCTAATCCTAATACTATTACCTACATTCATATGGCTCGAAGAGACGATCTCACAGAAGTAGAATATCATACTAAAGAAATGAATTACTACAAGCGATTTGATAAAGATATGTATCGCTATCACCGTAATGAGTTACGCAAGCTGCTCGGCAGCGACGCCGTGTAACGGTGTATAGCATTTACACAAACTAGTATAGACCTCAACCAGATAATGTAATAAACTAAATTATGCAAAACAAACCAAACACACACAAACAAATAATTTCTTTATTAAAATATCTACAAATAAACAAATTAAAATACACCACTAATTACTACTCATCTTTATCTAAAAAACATATCATAACTATTTATTATAATACTTCACCTCAATTCGAATACCTAACATACAATAAAAACTTCTACCAACTAAACAATACTTACAACTCAATAACATATCAAATTAATCTACCATAACAACCACCTCAACAAAGTATACAAACTCATTAAGAGTTTAATAAGATAATATATATATAATAAAACTAATAAATAATTAAATTATGGAAAATCAAGAATTAAAAGAATTTAAAATCATCAATCTTCATTCAATGGAAACTGAGAAAATAAAATACTCAAATTATATTGATCTTAATATTGATCATACCTCTGATGAATTCGAGGAAATATATATTGGAGAAATGATTGAATTATTTAATATCACTCCTGAAGAAATGAGTACACTATACTATGATATTACTACCATGGAATTAGGAGTGTAATATAAAACGCAGCACTACACCTTCGGGTGTAT